CTATGTAGAACATAATCTTGATGGATTGTTACGCGGTGATATTAAAACACGCTATGAATCATATCAAATTGCGCGTCAAAATGGCTGGATGTCAGCAAATGACATAAGACGCAAGGAAAATATGAATTCAATCGATGATTCTGAAGGCGGGAACGCTTATCTAGTCAATACCGCTATGCAACCGATTAAAATTCTCTTAAATCCACCGCAACCAGCGGAACCAGTTGATCCGAAAGGGAAAGGGGGTGGAAAAGGAGATGGTAAAAATGCACAAGGAAAAACAGAATGATAAACGGTTTTTAACGTTTCATAACTTAGAAATCCGTAAAGTTGAAGAAACTAGGGATGGACAAGCTGAAAAAAGACCAATCATTTCTGGTTATGCGTCTGTTTTCAATGAAAGATCTGAAACATTATATGGATTTTTTCAGGAAGTCATTGATCCAAGCGCATTCAACAATACATTAACAAATAATCCTGATGTTCGTTGTCTATTTGACCATGATTCTAGTAAAGTGCTAGGACGAACAACAAACGGTTCATTAACATTACGAACTGATGATAAAGGATTATATATCGAATGCGAACCGCCTAATAGTCAATGGGCGAATGATCTAGTTGTTTCAGTTGAACGCGGTGATATTAACCAAATGTCCTTTGGATTCAGAGTGAAAAAGGATCGTTGGACATCAAATGGTGTTGAAGATGGTATTGATTTACGCGAAATACTAGATTTAGAACTATTTGAAGTTTCGGTTGTCACTTTTCCAGCTTATACACAAACAAGTGTTGGTGTAAGAAGTTTGGAAGAAATAGATGAAGAACTAGTTAAAAATAGATTAGAAGAACGCAATAAAGAGAATGAACCAAAGGTTGATTCTACAAAAAGGTATCAAGATTACTTAAAAATTCTTAAACAAATTTAAGGGGGTTTGTCCAAATGGCAAATTTTAATGATGTAATTGAATTAAGACGCGAACGCGCTGGTTTAGTTAAACAAATGGAAGAAGTTTTAAAACTTGCGAGTGACGAAAAACGCGAACTTTCGCAAGAAGAAAACGTGAAAGTTGATAAAATTATTGCTGATGAAGAACAATTACGTTCTAAAATCGAAAAATTAGAGTGGTTAGAAAACCGCAACAAAGAACTAGAAGGTCACGAAAACCGTTTTAAAGCGGACGATCAAGAAAAACGTGAAAAAGGTGATTACCAAGACGCGTTTAAAAACTGGATCATGCGTGGAATGAATGATTTAACAACTGAACAACGTTCTTTATTAATGGAAAATCGTGCATTAGCGTCTGGAACTGGTTCAGCTGGTGGATATACAGTACCGCAAGGATTTTTAAATGAATTACAAAAAGCGCGTAAATTCTTTGGTGGAATGCTAAATGTTGCGCGTGTTATCAATACACAAACTGGTAATCAATTACCGATTCCAACAGTAAATGACACATCAAATGTCGGTGAAATCGTTGCTGAAAATAGCGCGGTTACTAACCAAGATGTAACGTTTGGTCAAGTAGTATTAGGGGCTTACAAGTATTCTAGTAAAATGGTACTTGTGCCAATCGAACTATTACAAGATTCAGCGTTCAACATTGAACAATATCTTGCTGAAACACTTGGTGAGCGTATTGGAAGAATCAACAATACACATTACACAATTGGAACTGGAACTGGACAACCACAAGGCGTTGTAACTGGTGCAACTTCAGGAAAAGTTGGTTTAACTGGTCAAACTACTTCAGTTATTGTTGATGATCTAATTGATTTAGAACATTCAGTTGATAAAGCGTACCGTTCAAAAGGTAAATACATGATGAACGATTTATCATTCCGTAACATCAAAAAATTAAAAGATTCTCAAGGTCGATTAATTTATTCAGCTGGTTTACAATTTGGCGCGCCAGATACAATTCTTGGTTATGCGGTTGAAGTTAATAATGATGTTGCTACAATGTCAGCGAATGCGAAATCAATTTTATTCGGTGATTTCTCTAACTTCTTCATTCGTGATGTGATGTCAGTTGATGTGGTTCGATTCGGTGAAAAATTCATGGATCAAGGTCAAGTTGGTTTCCTTGCATTCTCAAGAACAGATTCTAAATTCGTGAATGCTGGTATGAACCCGATCGCTTACTACCAAAACTCAGCGACTTAATAAAAAACCTTTTAAAATCTGGAAGTGGGTATTTATTTCTCACTTCCTAATTTTAAATTAGGGGGTGTTTTCATGGCGAAAAAATCAAAAGTTAAAATTAAAATGTTGGTTTCAATGGTTGGAAATGAATTCAATTATATTCCGCAAGAAATCGTGGAAGTTGAACAATATATTGCTGATTCTTGGGTTGAAGGCCGTATTGCTGAACTTGTAAAAGAAGGTGAAAAATAATGGCAACTGTAAAACTTACAGATGTTAAACAATACCTTCGAATTGATTTCGATGATGATGACACATTAATTTCAGGGTTAATATTGGCTAGTAAAGATTTTATTCAAGTCGCTATAGATCGTGTTATCGATCCTTCAGAAATGAAAGCCGAAACCAACACCTTTTATTCTACATGGGAAGTTCCAGAAACAATTCATATTGCGCAATTAATGTTAATTGACCATTGGTATAATAACCGCGGTGTAATTGGCGAAAAAACGGATGAATTACCGTTTACCGTTAAATCGTTAATCAATCCTCATAAAAGGACGATTTACAAATGATCGTGAATACTGGTGAATTAAATAGGCGTGTATTATTGCAATTGAGGAACGAAACAAAAGATTCCTTTGGAGGAATTAAGAAAAACTATGTAGATTATAAGAGTGTGTGGGCGAAAGTAGATCCTTTTACAAGTGGTGAAATGGTTCGTTCAGGTCAGGATTTAGAGAAACTATTATATCGAATTCTAATAAGATATGATTCGAAAATTGACCATAACGGACGAATTATTCACGATAATAAAACCTTAGAAATTAAAAGTGTAATCAATTTAAAAAGTGAAAATCGATATATCCAAATGATTTGCGAAGAAATTAGGTGATTTTATGGCGAATGTTGATTTATTAGGTGAAAAATACCTTATGCAACAACTAAAAAAGCTGGAAAAATTACCACAAAAAGTAGTAACAAAATCAGTTAAAAAAGGTGCGAACATCGTGTTGAAAGAGGCGAAAAAGAACGCGCCTTATGAAACTGGAATGTTAGAAAAATCATTGAAATTAGTAGGAGAAAAGCGACAAAGAGAAGGTCAAAAAGCGTATCAGGTTACATTTGACAATAATTTCAATACGATTTTAGTGAAAATGTACGGTGAAAACAAAGAAAAACGCGCTTATTATCCTGCGTCGATGGAATATGGATTTGAAACTGAAAAATTCATATTTCAAGGGTTGCATTTCTTACGAAAATCAGCGGATTTAGAAAGTGAAAAAGCAAAAGATGTTATTGTTGATTCAATGGCAAACGAAATCGATAAAATTCTAATAAGGGGGAAATAAACGGTGATCGAAGAAGGATTTATTCAAGAAATGAACTCAATACCTGATTTAGCTGATCGTGTATTTCCATTGGCGAATGTTGGACAACCAATGACACCTTATGGAATTTATATTTCAGGCGTTGGAGAATCAGAAAAAACATTGAATGGTTATTTAACAAAGCAAGAAACCGAACTAGATTTTTTTGTTTTCCATTCTTCTTATGGTGATCTGAAACGCGTGATGGAATTAGTAGTTAATAAGATTAAAAGTTTCATTGGACGAGAGTTAGGAACTTCAGGAATCTTGGTTCAAGATGTTTCTTACCAATCAGAACCAGAACATTATGAAGAACAGGCTCAAAATTATTTAGGACGAATTAAAATAAGATTATCCTTTTAGGGGGTTGGAAAAATGGCATATGCAAGCGTTGGAACGAAATTACAAATTGGTTCAAATAGTATCGCTGAATTATCAAGTATTGGTGGTTTAGATCTATCGGCTGATAGTCTTGAAACAACTGCATTAGATACAGTTGGCGGTTTTCGTACTTTCATTACTGGCATGAAAGACGCGGGCGAAGTACCGATTTCTGGGTTCTTTAATCCAAATGATACAAACGGACAATTCGCATTCTATAATGCGTATACTACAAACGCGGTAACAAACTTTACAATTATCTTCCCTTCAACAATGGGTGCTAGTTGGATTTTCGCGGGTGTAGTTACAAAATTTTCGACAAGTGTTGAAACTGAAGATACTGTAAAATTCGAAGGAACAATTAAAGTTTCTGGACAACCAACATTAGGTGTTACTGCGTCAGGTGATTTAACTGCATTAGCATTAACTGGAACTTCTGGTTCATTATCACCAGCGTTCGCGGGAACTACTTATTCTTACAGTTATTCATTCACAGGATCATCACTAACAATTACACCAACTAAAGCAAGTGCGACAATTAACCTATATGTTGATGGCGTGTTTAGTCAAACAATCACATCTGGTTCAGCGTCAACTTCAATCAACTTCCCAGCGGTAGGTACTAAAATGCTTACATTAATTTATAGTGACGCTGGAAAAACACAGAAACAATATGAAGTGGTTGCAAACCGTACCGCTTAATTAAACTAGAGGGAACAGACTTTAAAGCGGTTTGTTCCCTTTTTTAAACTAAAAACAAATAAAAGGGGAAATAAAATTTATGTTTACACCGTTTAAATTAGATAAAGTTAGAAATTTACGTTTTGGAATGAGATCATTATCAATTGTAGAAAAAGAACTTGGAACGAATCTTTCAAAGTTAGACATGGAGAATTTAACTTTAGAGCAAGCGTCTATTATGTTATGGGCGGGGTTATTACATGAAGATCCTACACTAACAGTTGATGGATTAATGGATTTAATTGATGAACATTCATCTATTGAGGAATCATTTAGTGTATTAGCAATTGCAATAACAACTTCATTTGGTGAAAAGGGAAAAAAGAAAACAACGAAGTAGGCGAAGAACAAGAATTTTCAATTGATGAATGGTTTAAGAATGCGGTTTACATGGGTGTTAGTCCTTTGGAATTTTGGGAATTAACACCTTTTGAATTATCCTTGTATTCCGAATCGTTTATGGATAAAAGAAAAGACGATTATAACCAATCAATTGATATTGCATTTATTAACGCATACTTCCAAAGAGTTGAAACATTAGAAGTTAGTTTATTAGATAAGTTCAAATTAACTGATGATATAGAAGAAAAACCACAAGCGCCTAAACAATCAGCGAAATCAATGTTAGATCAGATTGTCGAGTTAAATAAAGCGCTTGGGGGAAATGTTTTTTAAAAGGTGGTGGTTAAATGGCTGGTGCATTAAGAAACTTGATGGTGCGTATTAATGCCGATATGTCAGGCATGAAAAAAGAAATGGCGAAAGCGCAATCAACTTTATCTGGATTTTCAAAAGGAATTAAAGGTGTTGTTGGTGGGATCGTTGGCGCATTCGCTGGAATTTCCGTTGCTGGATTCATTAAAGACGCTACAAGTTCAGCTATGGCGGTGCAAGGTTCAACGCTATTGATTGAGCGTTTATTAGGTGATTCAGCACAGGATTTCGAAAATTGGGCGAAGTCTGGCGCGAGTGCATTCGGTTTAGCTGAATCACAAGCATTAAATTTCGGTTCAAAATTCGCGGTTCAAGTATCACAGATTTCAAGTTCTACGGATGATATGAAGAATAAAACAATGGATCTATTAAAACAATCGTCCGTTATTGCGTCGCAATCTGGGTATGATATGGAAACAGTATTAGAAAAGATTAGTTCAGGGTTACGCGGTGAAACTGAATCGATTCAGGATCTAGGAATTCAAATGGAAGTTTCTTCACTACAAGGAACGGACGCGTTTAAAAAGTTAGCGAACGGTAAATCGTGGAACCAGTTATCGTTTCAAGTTCAACAACAGATCCGATATTTTGGTTTCTTAGAACAAGCTACAAGATTATATGGAAATGAAATTGCTGATAATACCGCAACAAAATTAATGATGTTTAACGCGGAATTACAAAACTTAAAAGTTGCGTTGGGTAATGCGTTTTTACCAATTCTTGATACTGTATTACCTATATTGACAACATTCGTTCAAAAATTAGCTGATGTTTCTGGTGTTGTCGCGTCATTCTTTAAAGGATTGTTCACAAAAACGCAACAAGCAAAAAGCGATAAACAAACAAAAACAATTAACAAACAAACGAAATCAGTTGGTGGACTAGGAAAGCAATTCACGAAAACAGGAAAAGAGATCAAAAAAGCTACGGATTCAATTAATAATACATTAGCTGGTTTTGATAGCTTAAACATTCTTAATTTCGCGAAAAAAGTTGCTGATTCTAAGCCAAAACCAAGCACACCATCAACACCAAATATTCCATCAACAGGCGGTGGTAGTGGTGGCGGTGGAAACAATAAACCACAACCTGATCCATTCGCGGATTTGAAGAAGAAAGCGGAAGAATTCGGGAAAAAATTAAAAGAATTAGCGACACCGATTATTAACACATTTGTAACACCAGCGATTAAAGGGTTTACTGATTCTTTAAAATCAAAGAATTTCGCTGATTTTGTTAAAAATCTTAAAGATTTAAAAACTAGCTTTTCAGATTTAGGAACCGCATTTAAAAATAATAAATCTATGATGGATGGCGTTAAATGGGTTAAAGGTTGGATTTATGATTGGTCAAAAGCGTTTTCTAATTTTGAATGGGATCGTTTTGGAGAACTAGCAAAATTTTTTAAAGACTTAAATAATGTCACTACTGATCTATTAAATAAAGATTGGGGCAAGTTCTGGAAAGACTTTAAAACTAGTTTTATAAATAGTCCGAAAGATGGCGGTATAGATCCGATGAAACTATTTGCGAACTTCGATCCAGTTGGCGGGTTGTTGAAAACAGGATTACAAACATACATCCAAAAAGCAACGGATTCCGCGGTTAAATGGTTTAAAGGAACTGATAGTTATAAAAATTTCAAGAAAATGTGGGATGTTTCAGATTGGTCATTTTCATTCTTATTCCCAAAAGATTTCAAATTCCCAACTATGCCTGATTGGTTAAAAAAAGGAATGTCGATTCAAATTAATTTCCCTAGCGCTGGTGAAATTGCGAAAAAGGTTGCAACATTAGTTGCTGGAATTAAAAAAAGTATTGATAATTCAAAACTATTTAGCGGTATCGCTCAATTGATGGGGGATACAGTTACAAGGAAATTAAACGCATTCATTGACGCTATAAACGTAATGATTAAAGCAATTAATAAGTTTAAGGATAAGATTCCTTGGGGTAGTAAAATTAAAGATATTCCTACAATTAAACCGATCAAACTGGCAACTGGTGGTATAACAACTGGTTCGACATACGCAAACATTGGGGAGGCTGGAAAAGAGGCGGTTCTTCCATTAGAACGAAATACTGGTTGGATGGATATGCTTGCTAGCCGGTTAGCTGGTCAGATTGGCGGTTCAGGTGATGTTGTAATTAATATTGGTGGGCGTGAAGTTGGACGCGTGGCGATACAAGAAATTAAGAGAATGCAACGTCAAACAGGGAAATCAGTTTTTAATGTGTAAGGGGTGGTAATATGGCATTTTTGGAAATTGGCGCAAGTGCTGGAACTACGGTTCCAGTAAAAACGCCTATGTCTTTTCAAGTTTCAATAATGGATCTGGATTCCGAAAAATCAACACGAAGTGCAACAGGAAGGTTGAACAGAACACGAATTGCAATCAAGCGAAAAATCAATGTAACATTTCCACCAACTACAATTAGTGAAATGCAAACATTGTTAAACGCGGTTCATAATTCAGGGGCAACTTCTTTTTATTGTAAGTATTTAGATCCGAAAGACGGAACACAAACAAAGCAATTTTATGTGGCTGATCGTGTAGTTCCTTTATACAATAACACGCTTGGGTTATGGGATAAGTTCGACATGGAATTTATAGAGTTGTAGGAAAGGGGGTTCTATTTTGTTAAGTACAAGCGCAAATTTTACAAATAAATTTATGTCTAGTGACAGAACATTAGATTCGTATGTTGTCATTAATGGAACAACCTATACTTCAAATTCCATTGTGAATTGGGAATTTCACGATACAATTTCCGTTTCAGATACATTTGAACTTGGAACAACGGTGGCGAATACATTTGATTTAACATTACAAAATGTATCAGGAAGTTTTGATAATGCAACTGTAACACCTTATGTTGGTATCGATGTTACTGGATCAGGTACTTATGAATATGTTCCATTAGGAGTTTTTACAGTTGATAATGTTGAAACAATGAATATTAGTTCATCCAGTAAAAACATTACATTACATTGTTTTGATTCCATGTTAAAACTAGATGTTCCGTTTACTTGGAGTGGTGGAAATACTGATACATTATTTAATATTGCTAATCGGATTTCAACTATAACTGGTGTTTCGTTAGGTTCTGATACAACAACAAATAATTTCGTTGGAAAAATAAAACCAAGTTTCGTTGAAAATCCGCATGTTAGTAAATATATAAAAACTTCAACAACATTAGTTCCACCTAGTAGCTTTGTAAATGAGATAAACCAAACTGAATACGGTAAAATAGCGGTGTTAAATGGTGATTTAACCAATATTACAACAGTAACCAATTTAGCGATTATGCAAAATATGTTCTCTTTCGATGTGATTCAAATTTTAGAAAGAAAATATGGTATTGGTATTTGGGAAGGGAAAACAACGTTATCTGAAAAAATAAATATAGCAAAATCTAAAATAACTAATATTGTTTGTAATTGGCATGGATACGGTAGTTCACCTTCAGGATTTAAAGCGTATGCAACAATTTGGAACGGTTCAAGCGCTTGGGGAACTTCAGTTAATCATGCGAATTCAACAACATCAAAACTGTCGCCAACAGTTGATTCAAGTAATATCGATTCAAATGGTTTAATTCATGTAATGTCCTATGCTGATCCTTCAAACGGAACTATTTCAGGCGCTATAAATACGGATTATGTAGAATTATTAGTTACTGTTAAAAAGTTTGATTTAACAACTATTAATAAAGTTGATGATATTTATTCTTGTCGCGAAATACTTGGTTTTATTTCTTCCCTTATGGGCGGTGTTGGTGTAATTGATCGTTACGGGGGAATAAAAGTTAAACAATTTACCAATCCTTCAACAACTGTTTTGACGATA